GAGCGATGCAGACTATATTGCTGGACTAGCCCTAGCTCAACTCGGTTTAGAAAAAGACGACACAGTTGTTGCTGCTGAAGAAGCTGCGCCAGAATAACCGCCGTGGATGACAAACATCCTAGACCAAGCAGCAGCACAGAGGCTGGCCGAGCACGCAATCGGTCACTACGGTTGGCTGTTGCTTGCGGCTTTTGTTGCGCTGCTTTTTAAGGATGTATTATTTAATTTCGCTCAAGGGCTAATCGTTTATTGGGGATCTGATTTTGAAAATGACGAGATTCTGTACATTAGCGGAAGGCAAGCGCGAGTCATTCGGCTTGGGCTTACTTCTACAACCTTTTTCATGACCGACAGGGAGACGAAAATGATTGTACCAAATGAGCAGTTGAAACAATTAACCGTTGAAAAGAAATTGCCCGAAAACGGAGGCGAGTGCTATCTTCCTAAAGGTAGTGAAAAAGAACCCATGAAGGTCAAAGTAGTAAAATGAGACGAATTGCCATCATAACTGCATTGAGCGCTTTAGCGATATGGGTTGGAGCAGGGTGCAAATCATTGCCGGGGAATTTGGAAATAGACACTCCATTTATCGACATTGAGTACCAAGGCACTAAAACTGGATGAGCTTGGATGATATTAAAGTCGCAATCGCAAGTGCAACTGGCCTCGGAAGCTGGCTTGTTGCGATGGACAATTTTTTAAAGGTTGGCATCAGTCTTTTGTCGCTTTTTTACATTGCAATAAAACTTAAACAATTACTGGAAAACAGAAAGAAATAAAATGTTATCTTCAAAAACCACATGGACAGCGATTTTGGGAGCCATTGGCGGCGTTGCTGGGTATTTCACAGGTGAGCTTGAGGTGGGAGCTGCGGCAAACGTGGTGATCACATCGCTGCTTGCCTTGTTTCTGCGACACGGCATAAAAAAAGCAGAAAACGCTAATAGCTAAATGGCTTGGACAACCATAGCGCAGTCGGATGTTCAGACCCGCATGACGGATACGGAGTTGGCAAAGTACAACTCTATCGGTCTTGCGTCTGGGCAGACTTCTTCCGGGTTGATTCAAGAGGTATGTGACGATGTTGCTGCGTTGGTTCGCGGCTACATTAAAGGTTGCCCAAGGAATAGTTTAGCTGCAACAGCGGCTGCAATTCCTGATGTGCTGCATTCTCCGGCTCTCGACATAATAATTGTTGAGCTTATGAAGCGAGTGGGCGGTAGCGTCACGGATGTAAGTGACGTTAGGGTTTCCGCTTACAATGCTGCCATGACCTTCATGGAAAGGGTTAGCGATTGCCGGTTTGGAATACCCAAGCCAGCGAACGAAACCGCTGACGAGTTTTACGATGACCGTGGCAGTTATGGGTATAAGAGGAAGCTTTGCATCAACTTGGTTGAAAGCGTTAAAAATGGAGTTACATCAACAACTGATGATTGCCCATGCTCCACGGATACGGGGGCTAGAATCTTGTAATGGCGGTTTACATGACAGACATACAAGGGGCGTTGAATACCAGACTTTCTGGGCAATCTCCTTTTGTTGCTGCCGTGATAAATAATGGAGGAGGTTACTCCGGGGGGGCAACTTCTTTAACCGTAGACTCGCTTGCAGAGGACATTGATAACGGAACAGTATTAACATTTTCGGGAGGTTCAACTTTTACGCTTACCTCTGCTGCTTCTAAAAGTGGCACAACCTTAACGGGTAGTGGTGGCTTGAGCGGTTCAGTAGGGGATAACGAAACAGCTACGGTTGCTTATTCTGCGGGATTGGTTAAGGAGGATGATGATGTGCAAAGCAAGATGGAGGAAATGCTTAACCGGGTTCGCGTTATGGCAATCGTCTTGCGACCTCCAAGCATGGTTCGCGTGCTTGAGAAAACCGTTGTTGATTTTAACTGGGAGGTTGACTGCATTGAAAACCCTGCCGTTAACCGACCGATTTCGGGAACATATTACACCGCAGAAGCTGTTGCAGAATCGGTGTTTGTGCTGCTAAACAATTACCAAATCCCAAGCAGTACTGTTTCTGGAACAAACAGCTCAAGGTCAAGCGGGATTATTCGCATGGGCAGAGAGGAGCCGATTGGCAGCTTGGTTAGGTACAGAGTGAACGGCTTTGTAAGAAGTAAATTAAATGAAAACATAACATAAAATGAGTACAGCAAATTCAACAATAGTAGGAAACGCTACAATCTACGGCGTAGACGGAACGGTGCAAAATGGCTCCGTATGGGTTGCGGCAGATAATTATCTGCAAAGCGTAAATCTGAGCGATGACATGGATACAGTCGAAGCGCGTGACATGAAAGGAAACGTGTTTGGGTACAATCTTTACAATTTTCGTAGAACAGCTACCTTTGAAATAATTTTTTATCACGCTTCGGTAGAGGCAACAGCAGCAAGCAAGTGCATCTTGCCGCTTCCGGGTTCGATCATAACAATCGCGCAAGATGCAGAATCGGGAAATAATTTGCCTGTGGTGTTAGTTGGAACATGGAACTACATCGGCGGCGGCACTATTGCAGGCAGCAATACCGATTTGATACGGATGACGTTGCCTTGCAGCCAGTATAATGCTGATTCTGCTGGCAACCAAATTGCGATTCAAACATTCACGCACTAATCGCGTGTCGCTAGAGAGTGATTACTTAAAAGCAGTAATACCTCGACAAGCCAGAGTCCTCGGACAGCGGTTGAGGCCCTTGACACTTGGGCACGTTATGGTGCTAACCCGTTATGGGAGTCCATTTGTGACCGGTGAAAGGCAACCGCAGTTCGGGGATTTATGTTTCGCGGTTTGGGTTTGCAAAAGAAACTGGAAGGAGTTGCTTCGAGGCATAAGTGACCTTTCATTCAAAAAAGACATTCTCTTTTTAAGATGGTTTGCAAAGCTTAGAAACAAGGGGAAAGCGATACTTGTTTTCATTCAATACCTTACCCAAGCCATGCAACAACCTAATTTGTTTTTCAATAAGGTTGAGGGAGCAAAGCCCACAAGCATGAATAACCTGCATTACATGAAAATGGTGCTTGTAAGCAAAATGTACAAAACCAGCGAAGAGGCGATGAACACACCTTTTGGAGAGGCTATATATGACATAGCAGCCTTGGGAGAGGGAGAGGGAGCTTGTGGGTTTGTCACGGATTCAGACCTTGAAGCTTTAGAGGTAACAAAGAAAATGCATGAAAGAAGAACCCAAGGATTAAAAAATGGCGAACGAAATTAAGTTTGTTTTTAGTGGGGATACCGCCGACTTCGATAAGGCTATTGATTCAATCATAAAGAAAGCCAACAAGGTTAATGAATTGGAGAAGAATGCCATTGGAAATAAGAGAAATATAGTCAAGCTCCAGAAGCTTCTAAAGGACGAGTATATGAATGCCGCAAAAACAGCGGGTTCATTACATGAGATAGAAAAGAAACTTAAAAGGGAAGAAGAAGAACGCTTGCAAATAGCCAAAAAGCTTTCCAAAGAAGCGTTGACGCAGGAAGAAAGGCAAAGGCTGCTTGTGTCCCATTCACGATCTCAAGCTCGCGCAATGGGGTTGAAAACTGCCAAGCTGGGAGGGTCATTAAAGGCTGGGGCTTTGGGGTTGGCCGGGATCTCGGCGGCTGTCACGGCAGCTGCTATCAAGGGAACCATGGATGCTTTAGGTGAAGCGGAGTCTATTCGCAGCGGGGCGTTAAGCGCCGGGAAATCAGTTGAACAATTTCAGACAGAGCAATTTGCCAAAGGGATAAAAAGAAACCCAAAGGAGGTAGGTGAGGCGATTAACGCATTAGGTCTAATCATAGACGAAAACTTAAATGAGAGGCTTACTCAAGCCGGGGATAAATTGAAAATCGTTACCGCTCAATTAAAAAACAAACTGATTCCTATTTTTACATTTTTGGCCGAACAAATGGCTAAGTTTGGGGTAAAGCTAGTTGCCACCATTCAAACCATGCAGGATATTGGATGGAGAGAGGTTTTTTTCCCTTCACAACTTGGAGCGGGGTCTGTTCAGAAAATGCCGACAGATGCTCAAAAAAGGAAGGAGCAAAGAAGATTGTGGCTCGAAAAAGGCGGGGCATTAGAGGA